CGCGTTCTTTTTGGGTTTGCTACCCTATTTCTAGGTATAGCCCGAGTGTCGCTTTCCAGCGACGCCGCTCATCAACACTTAGTGTGTCGACTACTGGGTCCAAATAGTCCCAGTTCGGCGTTACACGGTTGAGACGCCTATATCGTTTAGGGATCCGTTTGGACGGAGCCTTTATGGCGACACGTTCGGTTGATCCACCCCCCAACCCATACAGAGCTGAAAGGAGAATACCACCGAAATTCTTAACAGATGCGCCTAACACCTTTTTCTCCCGCGCGAGCGGTAGATACGAGTGGTAGATAAAGCTCCCATTCCTATTAAACCTTTTGGAGGTTAGACAGGATAGGGGCACGCGGATACCTGAGTCGTACGGGTCAGCAATGGGCACAAAAGTGTCGCCCCTGCACCTTTTACGAAGCAAAGCTAGGGTTGAATCCAGCCTTACTCCGTGTACAACACACCATTCAAGCAATCTGTTAATGGCAACAAAAAGATCCTGCTTGCGCTCCAACCTCTTTATATATACAGGTCGGACATTGACTCCTTTAAAAGAGTCTACGCCGCAGGACTCTCTGAACGGTCCTTCAAAGAAGGACTTAGCCGTATTCACCTCGAAACCCAGAATGGTCAAGAGGCGAATAACACTAGCACTGAGAAATTTGGGAACAATTATGTCATCCCCAAACACACCCCAATTTTTGTTGGAATGTGTCTCAGGTGTCATACCTTTCGCAAGATATGCAGCCGCTACTACGCTTGCAAACAGTGTAGTCTGCAAAGGGAACGTAAAACCGTTCCCCATGGTTCCGATCATGTATAACTGACGGGTTTCCCCGTCAATTACCACTCTACCCGACCGCAATAACAGGAGATACTCAAGGATCCTTTTAGGAAGGATCTCCCTAAGCACCCCGATGCTCATGCTATCGGAGGCAGAGGCCAGATCGATTGTTACACCCTCGTTACTTAACGAATAACGGGAACATAACTCTCGGTTCTGATCGGCCTGTGGCCCACGCCCTCGGCTCCCTTCACTGACGTCCGACGAAGCACCTGAATCGATATGAATTCCAAAGTAGGTTTTCAACCGATGTTCGATGCAATCGCCAGCCATAAGCTGGAAGAAAGTGTTGAGCGCTGGCTCGACCATGATGGTTCTGTCAGTAGCTTCGTTTTTAGGCACTACGTCTAATTTGGCATTGCCTGTGATAACCACGTTACCATAGTGAATCGTACGGCCAATTTCGGCCGTTAACCACGATGGATTACGTTTAACTAGCTCATCATAGAGACGAGCAACGTAACGTGTGCAGCCAGCAAGAGGACCCTCAAACATCTTGTTAAAGATATTTATATCCGAGCCTTTGAAGCTCGAACCGGGCCCTACCCGCCACCGAATAGCATCCATATCAATATCGAATATGGTTTTGTCTCCTGATTCATTGAAGAATCGCTCGAGCACCATACGTAGATTACCAACAAGGAGATCATCAGTAGAAGTCTGACTACATACCCTAAGGCTTTTACACCTCTGGTTTGTAGAGATGAATTTGTCGACTGCCGCCTTCTTAGTCGCCTCAGAACGCTTGCCCTCATACTTTGAGAGTAGCTTTTCCTTGAGCAACTGTACAGCGACAGCCCGCGATGAAGCGTCTGAAAAAGCTTGTGAAGCTTCTTCATTAAACAAATCAGCCTGGACACAGTCATAAAGAGCATCTGGATATACCATTTGCGATTTCCCCCATATTTAACATTAGAAAGGAATACCTACCCAAGACCACAACTGAAAGCTTGCCTAGCCTCCAGCTATGATCGTATCAGCTAAACTCGCAGAGTTGCCCCAAAGGGCTCCAATGAAAGCGCTGAGGAACGATTTAATCTCACCTGGGGAAGCCGTCTCCAGCCCCGCCGGTACGTCTAATTCGAGTCGAGCATTTAGCTGATCGTAAACGTATGACGAGGGTAGAAGTAAGCCTCCTTTTTGCCCAAGAAACAACCATTTGTTGCGGTTGTTCCCAGCGAGCTTGTTCGTTACCGAATTCAACGGCGCAGGCCCCTTAATTACTTGAGGGGTTACGAAATTGAGTCGGAATGGAACAGTGGTGGAGTTAACTTGCGCTCCTGTTTGGGTGCCCCCAAGCGACGTGATAAGGCGTTGGTTACCGTTGTATTGCGGTGCCGTGCCGGAAACGTGCGTATGGGTCGGGGCGGTAAAGCCCGTCATGGCAGCTCCAGTAATTGGAGAAGTAATAGTAAGAGCCATGGATTAATAATCCTAGTTCTGTGAGCGGGGCTTCCCCCGCGGTTTAGCGAACTGAGCTGATAAGAAGCCTAGGTTCAGCCATTTCAAACTATCGGCTAGCGGTGATTCCACTGCCAAGTTGATGTTCAAAGATGGCCTAACTACGCGTACCAGGTGATCGCAAGTATACTGTGTTTTACATGATGTTACACTTGCCTTGTCTACCGTATTGCTATGGTAGTTTGAAAAGGCAGGGAGTAGCCACCAATCAATGCTAAGGGTGTTTTTGTCGGTTCGATACCACCAGTCTAAGACCGGCGTGTAGGTCAAACCTAAGATCCACTCTTGAAAATTACTGAAATAGTCCACAACGAACGAGAAAGGAATTACTTCCCATACCGTAGGTGCAAAGTCTTTCAAACCAAGTCCTAAGTTTCCTAAGAACGTGGGATTGTCTAATCTCAGACTACCTGACATAGAGCTCCGGCGGGCGACCTTATGAGTCGCTTTAACCTGAACCCAGCCAGTTGTCGTCAGAGAATTCATACTCAAGTTGAGATTATCGCTATAAGCAGAGTTTAGACGCACTGATCTGGAACTAACGCTAACAATTTTACTCCGGGCGACAAGCCCGTTTAGAACTGATACGGCGTTTTCCATATCGTTAACGAAAGGTTGGATTCCAAACATTGCCTCGAGGTAGAGATCGGTCAGGTCACGATAGATTCTTTCTAACGCGCTCTTACTAGATTTTGTCCGCCTTCTGCGCAACGTCTTTCTTCCTTTCTTCGCCAACGGATTGGCTTTCTTAAGATATTCAAGGAGTTTTCCTCTATACCCGAAGAACCCGTGTCGGAACATGTTTAGTGTCTCAGCGATCTCCCCAAAGAAAGTTCCACCATTGAAGGTTTCACTCGCCTCGAAAAGACGTTTGATAAACTTTGATGTAACAGCATTCACCAAGGAATCATCGCTCGCACTGTTGTCCGCGCCGGTAAAGGCGACGTTTATTACTTCGGGATGGTACCCTAATAATCCTTCAATACGACAATAACTGAAACCCGACGGTGTACCGCAAACACGGCTATTTTGTAAAAAGCCGTACTGCGTTTTCACCTTAACCTTTTGGGCCTCACGAGGAGTGCCCGCGTCCTTACGCTCAGCTACCTGGCTCTTGTAGTCCGGATTGTAGTAACCGTGGTCATAGCTGACCAGAAGATTACTGCTCTTCGTGTTAGAGAACTGGGCAGTGACAGGAGAAACTGGACAGCCGTCTTGTTGCTCAATAGCAACATACTGCAAATTCCGCTCTTCCTGGCGAGTATAAGGTTTTAACATAGGAGAAGGATTTCCTAG